CTGTATCCACACCGTGTATAAACTTCCTGTGGCCGTTTTCAACAAGGTGGAAATGTGGCGCTTTATTTGTGACTTCGATACTTGAAATAATGCCCAAAGATGTATACTCTTTCTTTGTTTTCCACTTCTTAAGGCTGTTTTTACCGTCCTTATAAGTAGACGGCATCTTTTCATTGCAGTCCTTTGTCCACTCTCTGGCTGTCTTTTCTACAGCTTTATTGAGTTCGTCAGGCGCTTTGCTTATCAGTCCTTGCATATCCGACATAAGCCCTTCAAGTCCTATAAAGCGTACAGATTCAGCCATCCGCACTCCTTTCCGTGTGGTCCATGTTTTCAGTACACATAAGCTCCAGATAGTAAGAAGCCTCTAAGGGATTCACAATATAATTTATAAGAAATTGCCTGCCCTGATACTCAATTACATCTTTTTCAGTTACATCCGTATTTCTTATTGTGATTTTGTATACAAGCTTGCTTGTCGTCTTATAATGTTCTAATTGTTCATTTCCCCTCAGCGGTCTTATTTCTGCCCACACTTTTTTATACAAGCTTAGAGCGCTTATGATATTTGCAAGCTCATCTTCAGTCTCTTTATATCTTAATATGTTTACTCTTTTATTAAGCCTTCCGGGATTTATGCCTTTTATCATGTATCCCCCTTCAAAGATTTTTTTATTTGCAATTGCAAAATCATACTCTTAAAAGTGTATTCTATAGCTTTTCTTTGCTGTATATCGGACTGCATAAGTTCACGATTATCGTACATATTCTGCACTATCGCACAAAAAAGGATTTTTGCCGTCTTATCTTCCTCATCATACTCGCCTACTGCGGATATGATATATTCTTTTGCTGCCTCCATCATTACCTGTATGACGTTGTTGTCATCATCTCCGTCTACCCTTAAGTAGTCCTTGACTTGCTCAAGTGTCATAGGCTAATACCTCCAAAAAGCCCCTGCATATGCAAGGGCTAAAATTATGGTGTTACCGTAATGGTACCGTTTACAAATGCATCGGAATCTTTGACCTTGCAGTCAAATCTTTCTATACCTCTAAAGAGTGTCAAATCCTGCTCAAATGCATTTAATGTTCCGACTGCTGCTACATTGGAAGTCATAATATTGAGCTTCGCTCTGTCAAAAATCTTTACGGCTTCCTTTAAGTCGCCAATAATGAATGGAATCTTGTTTGTCTTTGTGGCCAAAATCGCATTTGGTACAACTCTTATAGGTATCTTTCTTGCTCCTACTGCAAGCACCATCTGCATAGGATTTTGCACATCCGGACTAAGCAAATATCTTCCCTGCTTATCTACCAAAGTATCAAGATAATTAAGACCGTCGTCATTGGTCACTATCACAACACTTCCCGCATATGCAGCTCCCAAGGTAACATTGATAGCCTTCTTGATGCCGTCAAGGTTTTTCAAGTCTGTTTCAGCCTTTGTTCCAATCGCTGTAAGGATTTGAGCGTTCTTGGTCGCAATATCCTCTTCGGCAAGCCACTTTGTAAGTACAGCGGTGATATTGGCATCAGAGTCGGCCAAAAGCTCGGATGTAACAGGCATATATCCGGCATACTTCTTAACAGCATAGTCAAGAATTTCAAACTGCGGTGTATTATTGCCCTGGATTTTCCCGGCTTCTGCCACTGCCTTAAATCCTTCAGCCTGTGCCTTCTTCTGAAATGTTCTTCTACCGCTGCTTGTCTTTACTGTCTCAACATCTACAAGGCTCTCAAGTGAGAATGTAGCCTTTTTATACTGATTAATTTTTGTCTGAATATCTTCAGGCACTGTATAACCACCGTCGGCCTTGGTGCCTTCAGTCATTGTATTTGTATAAAATCCATGTCTTGCAGCCTCCGCAAAATCATGAATAGGATCTGTTCCTGTACCGCTTGTAACCTGCTTCACACCTGTGGCATTTGCAACTCCATTGGTCATACCGGACTGTTCACCCTCTATAATATCCTTTAAAATATTATACTTATCCTGAAGTGCCACAAGCTCCTCTTTTGCTGTCTTCGCTTCCTCTATCTTTCCCTGCTCCGCAAGGTTCTTTACCTCAAGCTTCTTTGCATTTATCTGATTAAGTAATTCCTGTAAATTCATTTTGCTCCTTTCACGCCCCGAATTTATCAAGGTCTTTTAGTAACTCATTCTTTTCTTTTTCAGTATCGGCCTTTTTGGCTTCATACTTTTTTATCATCTCATCTGTAACCTTTAAATTACCGATGCTGTTAGTAATTACCGGCTCACCTGCCTGACTTATAGCATCTATAAAGCCAAGTTCTACAGCCTTATCAGCTGTTATCCAAGTTTCAGCATCCATCATCTGAATGATTTCTTCTTTGCTTTTGCCCGTCTTTTCGACATATGCACTTGCCAAAGCTTCATCCCATGCCTTTAATGTCTCAGCCTGCTTACTAAGTTGTGCATGATTTCCGCTTATATAGCTTGCACTAACATCATGTATCATAAGCATACCGACAGGTGATATTGTACTTTTGCCCGCCATTGCTATGACAGATGCAGCAGATGCCGCAAGCCCTTCTACTTCAATGTCTACATCATTGCGACCTCTAAGTGTGCTATATATCTCCTGCCCTGCAAACACATCACCGCCACCGGAGTTTATTTTTACCTGCAAGCGGTCACCTTTTGGCATTTCCTCAAGTGCTGTGAGTACATCACCTGGAGTAGTACAGTCATAGCTGAACCACTCATAAATATCTTTCATGTCATTACTGACTATATCGCCTTTTATCTTAAGTATCATCCTTTGCCCTCCTTTCCTAAGTTATATGCAGCCCCTACATCAGTAAGAGGCACATAGTTGCCGTTTACTATAAGCACATCACCACCCTCTAAAGAAGGAAGATCCAAAAGGTGACGGCCTTCATTTGGTGTATATATACCGTTTTGGACTGCCGAAGTTATAGATTGCATTTGTGTCTCCATATTGGCACGCAAAAGCACTTTTTCATTGAATTTGTATACAAATCCTTTTGATCTCTGTTCATCAGTCAAGCACTTGTAATTTATCTCCTGCTCATACTGATTGAGTCTGTACATCATCGTATCTATCAAAAAGCTAAGCTGCTGCGACTCTGAATTTGAGTAGCTACTCTTCTCATAATCATTGATCTGATTTGGCTTTACTCCGAAAGCTGCCGCAATCTGCAAGGCACTGTACTTCTTAAGCTCCATATACTGTGCATCCGCAAGCGTATAAGTAAGCGGCTCAAGTTTCATTCCGATTGGCAATGCTACCACTTTGCCCGCATTTTCCGCACCTGTAAGAAGCTCGTTATACTTTTTCTGTAATTGTGTCCTCAATTTTTCATCAAGGTCGCCTGTGTACTGAAGTACACTTGATGCAGTCAGTCCACTTTTATACAGCTTTTCAAGATATCTTTGTGAGTATCCTGCTCCCTGTATGGTGCTTTTTAGTATCTCCCTTACTGAAAGACCCATAACACCATCCCAAGAAAGCCAATTTTTTATATGCAATACATCTTCTTGTCTGAAGATTGATGTTTCGCCGTTTTGCGGGTTGTTGTACCGATAGTACAGCCTTCCTTTATCTCCAAAAACTCCCACGTCATCCATGTATACTGTCACGCAATCCGACTTCATAATCCAGAAAGCTTTTATCTGTATCTTTCCCGTCTTTATTCCCTTACCATAGTCTCTTTGTATCCAAGCATAGGCATTACCATAGTGCTCGCAATTTGCCTCCATAGTCGACCAAAAGGTTGACGGTGTCATAACGCTGTTTGGCCTGTATAAAAGCACATCCACAGCATCGGCCCTCACTCTTCCGCCTGTCGCATCTTCTTTATATAGCTTTAGCGGCATT